TGAGTAAATTCGGAAAAGCAATTGACGAAGATGTCAAACAGTACATGAAAAGTATACTGAAATCATACTTCTTAGGAGTTGTGACAGGTATCTTGTTCATGTTTTTAATATTAATTCCAAACACTGCACATGCCTCAGACGAGAATGGAGAAATTCTTTGTCTTGCTCAGAACATTTACTTTGAGAGTGGCAACCAACCCATGGTTGGAAAAATTGCAGTATCACATGTTGTACTTAATCGTGTAGAGAGTAATCTTTATCCGAACACAATCTGCGAAGTAATTCGTCAAGGCGAAACTTACATAAACTGGAAAGGCATAGAAGTTCCTAAAAAAGATCGCTGTCAATTCAGTTGGTATTGTGACGGTCTATCAGACGAACCTGTCGATAGTAAAACTTGGATCGAGTCTATTCTAATCGCAAGACGAGTAATGGACGGAGAATGGACTGATATCACTGAGGGTGCATTATTCTATCATGCAGATTATGTATTACCATTTTGGGCAAATGAATTAAATCGAACAACAACAATTGACAACCATCTATTTTACAAATGAGACATATAGGAAGTTTAACTAGAACATACGACAGAAACGATGGTGTATCGTTAGAGTTTACTTTTGCGAATGGTTGGGGTGCAAGTGTCATAAAGAGTCAATACTCATATGGTGGTAAATACGGACTTTGGGAACTTGCAGTACTAGATCATGGAGTTATATGTTACGATACACACCTAACAAATGATGTGCTAGGACATCTAACTTGGGAACAAGTCGAAAACACCCTAGACGAGATACAAAAACTATAATATAATGGAGACTATATGAATCTATTTTACTTAGATACAAGACCTGAGAAATGTGCAACTCTGCATTGTGATAAACATGTGGTCAAGATGATCATCGAGTATGCACAACTCATGTCTACTGCACACCGTATACTTGACGGCATTGAGTACCAAGACAAAACAAAACTAGGTAGAAAGATCAGAAGATGGAAACATCCAAACAATAACATGGATGGTGTCTTATATAAGGCATCACATATCAATCATCCGACTGCAGTATGGGCCAGAGGTTCGTATGGCAACTATCGTTATCTATACAATCTCTTTTGTGCATTGTGTGATGAGTATACCTATCGATATGGTAAAGTTCATATGACAGATACTAAACTTAGACAGTTACTAGAAGCAGCCCCAATGAACATTCCTGATAGAAGATTTTATGCACCACCAAGAGCCATGCCAGATGATTGTAAAAAGTACACCAAAAATGTCATTCAGGCGTATCATAAATACTATCGTCTTTACAAAAAAGATTTTGCGAAATGGACTAACAGACCAGTCCCAAGTTTTATGAGAGCATAATGCCAACATATGAATTTTTAAATAATGAAACAGGTGAAGTGGAAGAACACTTCATGTCTTACACTAAGTTAGACGAATTCAAACAAAACAATCCACACCTCAAACAACAAATTGGTTCACCAAACATTGTTGGTCGTGTAACTATAACAAATAAAACAGATGCAGGTTTCAATGAAGTCTTATCTAGGATTGGTGAGGCAAATCCTGCCTCCAAACTTGCAGATACACATGGTAATAAATCTATCAAAAGAATTAAAGCAGAACAAGTTGTCAGAAAACACATAGACAAACAGAACAAAAACAAGTAAAATATTACCATGTCAAAGATCAGAACACAACTTATGGATATAACCGAACTTGAGTACATAGAATTAAATACAGTACAAGAGAACGGTCAAAGATTTTATTGTGACGAATCTGGCAGAAAATATCCAAGTGTAACGACAGTCGTAGGTTTGTCTACACGAGATCAGATCAAACTTTGGAGAAAACAAGTTGGTGAAGAAGAGGCGAACAAGATATCTACTATGGCATCAAATCGTGGTACAAAATTTCATGCCTTAGTGGAAGACTATCTTAGAAAAGAAAAAGATTACATTGAATTTGATAACATATTACAAGAGAGTATGTTTAAGTCAGTACAACCAGTTTTAGATGGAATCATTCCACTAGCAATTGAAGCGCCATTGTATTCAGATTATTTAAAGATGGCAGGTCGTGTTGATTGTGTAGGTATCTTTGAAGATGCAGTTGCGATTATCGATTTTAAAACAAGTTCAAAATACAAAGAAGAGAAGTATGCAAAACCTTGGTATCTTCAAATGACTGCATATGCAATCATGGTAGAAGAACTCACTGGTACGCCTGTACACGAATGTTGTGCAATCGTTGCCATTGAAGGTCACAATGCATATCAATTGTTTGTAACTGAACCCCAAAATCATGTACAAGAATTGTATGATCTTAGGGAAAGATATCGAAATTTATATGGAGTATAATATGGAAGAATATGAAATGCCAAACTTGGATGAGTATCCATTGGTAAAAATCGAAGTGGGGAAATCGTATGAAGTGTCATGCCGTTTCAAAAAGAGTGTCATTGAAAGAGAGTTTTTTGAGAACGATTATTCAAAAGATATAACCGAAAGAGAAAGAGTGTTTTGCGAAACACTTTGGCGAAACAGTACTTGGTTGATTACACCTCAAGATGAAGATGAAGTCGAAGAGTTAGAAAGAGCTCAAAGACAAGATCATAGTGAATACATGGAACCTAATTCATTCGAAGAGAATGAAATGTGGGATACTTTTGATGGTTGTTCTTTTGATGTGTATTTTGCACAAACTCAATTAGACGAAGATGCACAAGAAGAATTTAAAGACGAACTCTATGATGAGGGTGTCAGTTGGTTCTTTGACAATGGATGGGATTCATACGATTGCGAATATGAATTCTATGGTCCAATCATTGTAGTAGAAAAATGATGCTGACTAAAAAAGAATTTACAGAACAAGTAGAAAAACTACTACGAGGTGGCAAAGCAGATGTAATGAGTGCAATACTTCAAGTCTGCGAAAAACACATGTTAGAACCTGAGTCTGCAAAAAGATTAATTTCTCCAACATTAAAAGAGAAACTTGAAGCACAGGCAAAATCTCTTAACATGGTAAATCGTGGGCATAATGCTCAAGGTACTTTAACTAGTTTTTATTCAGAATAAGGAGTATATGATGAAAAAAGGTGATGTGGTAACCGTTGTAACTATGTCTGGTGAGTATGTCGGCGAATTAGTTGATATTCAAACTGGTCATGTTGAACTAAAGAATCCCAAAATGATCTTGTCAGATGGTCAAGGCAATATGGGATTTGCAAAAGGTATTTGTGTGTCTGGTGTTGAAAATCCAACTTCACAAATATTTAACCAATATGTTTTTGTGGCAGAGACTAATGATAAAGTCGCTGATGGCCACAGACAAGCAGTGTCAGGTATTACAGTCGCAAAACCTAAGATTGTAATCTAATGACAAGTAGAGAAGGTTTTGATGCATATCAGTTGTACCTTGGAATAAAGTTACACTTTCATTCCGATGGATATAACTTTGTAACATACAATGGCAAAGTAAAGGCTGACATCAACTCCTTTCTCAAACGAAAAGATAAATATCATTTCGGTAAACTCTATAAGACCTATAAAACAGAACTACAAGATTTCTATATTGCAAACCTATCTACAAAGGATTTATGGGCAGGTGATCTTCTTAATGAAGAGGCTGAACGAACATATAAACAATGGAAGAAACGCCAACAAAAACTCTATTACATGTTTGAAACAGAAGTATCTGATCTCATTAGAAAACGAGATATTAAGAAAGTAATCGAAATAAAAAATGGACAACATCCTATTCTACTTAAAGAGTTTATGAAGAAAACAGTTTCTATGGAAACAATGTGTATACTAGATGATATCATTGGGTTTCTTCCTACATGGGATAGATTGATTGGTGAAAGAGTGATCTATCCAGATTTACAGAACAGAATTAAGAAGTACAAGTCATTCGTATCATACGACTTTAAGAAATATAGAGAAAGACTTATTGAGTTATGCTCACAATAGTAGGTAACGGTAAAAGTAGAACCAATTTCGATCTCAATACATTGGAAAGATGGTGGGGTTGTAATGCAGTCTACAGAGAGGGTTATACACCAGAGTTACTCTTTGCTATGGACATTCCAATGCAGGCAGATATATTTGAATTTGGTTATCATAAAGAGAATAAAGTTTGTGTCGGAGATTGGGAAGTATTAGAGATATCTATGTTAGATATGATGGTAGATGGATTCCAATGGAGTCATGATAAAGATAAAATACGAATTGATCGACACGAAGATGATACCCATTTTGTGTGTCAAGGAAATGGACAGTATGTGGATTTCCTAGGCTTTAGCTCCCTTCACAGACATAACATAGTTATGTATAAAAATTTGCTCCTCAAGAACTTGTTTACAGGTATGAGTGCATTAGGTTATGCCTTAGAGAATGGAGAAAAAGAAGTTGCATTATTCGGATTTGATGCATTAGAATCTGGTAATGTAAGTAATATTTTTGAGGGTACAAAACATTATCCGCATAAATATACTGAGGAAAGTAGAGTATTGAATGCTCAACGATCCCAACTAATTGCTCTTTTAGAGCATTTTAAAGATCGTAAGATTTATTTCCAAAAGTCACTTGACGACTTTGAAGAAATTGATTATACTGGTCTTGATTATTATGAAAATAGTGATCGGTGGATTCTAGGCTTCGGTTTAGAATCTGATACAATGCAATAAGATGTTATACAATAGGAGAATACAATGTCAACATCATTAGATAAACTCAGAGCGGCTATGGAAACCGCTTCTCCCCAAGCAGGCGGAGAAACAAAGTCCTACTCAGACGATAGATATTGGAAACCTGAACTAGATAAATCTGGTAATGGGTTTGCAGTTGTTCGTTTCTTACCCACACCAGAAGGAGAGGAAATGCCTTGGGTCTCATATTGGGATCATGGTTTTCAAGGACCTGGCGGTTGGTACATAGAGAAGTCTTTAACTACTCTCAACAAACAGGATCCTGTAAGTGAGTACAATACTCAATTATGGAATACAGGTATCGAAGCAAACAAAGAAATCGCAAGAAGACAGAAGCGTAGACTTCACTATGTCTCTAATGTCTTTGTTGTTTCAGACCCTAAAAATCCTGACAATGAAGGAAAAGTGTTCCTTTACAAATATGGTAAGAAAATCTTTGAACAACTCAAAGAAGCTATCTCACCTGCATTTGAAGATGAACAAGCGATCAATCCTTTCGATCTCAGAGAGGGTGCAAACTTCAAAATCAAAATCAGAAAAGTTGATGGTTATTGGAACTACGACAAATCAGAATTTGATTCAGTTTCACCACTTTTTACAGATGAAAATAAACTAAATGGGATATATACTTCTCTACATAGTTTATCAGAAATTATTGCACCAAGTGAGTTCAAGTCATACGAAGAACTTAAAGAAAAACTAGATAGAGTTCTAGGTCTTTCTGGTGCAGTATCTACTTCAACTGCTGAATCTGTTGCAGAAGACTTTGACGAAGTGCCTTGGTCAAATGTTAACAGTGCAGTTGCAGATGAACCTGTAGTACCATCAGTTGACTCATCACTAGATGAAGATAGCGATGATGATGCGATGGACTACTTTAAGAAATTAGCAGAAAGTTAATTTCTTTTAGGGGAGGTTGTATGTTTTGTAATGTGTCCTATGAAAGTACAACCTCAGGACTAAGACCGTGGATAATTAGGGGGTACTTAGTAGGGGTAAGAACAATAGCTACATGCGGATTGTTCGGTGAAGAGCGGGTTGCTATAACAGTTGGGGCGACTTCACATTTTTAGAGAAATATTATGCCAAGTGTAAAACCAAGAATACATCCAAAAACAAAATTTGTTGAACCATTCGATAAACTACTTCGTAGATTTAAAAAAGATTGTGAGAAAGCAGGTATTGTACAAGAAGTTAGAAATAGGGAATTCTACGAGAAACCTGCATCTAAAAGACATACCAAGTACCAAGAGATTCAACGAAAAAAGAAACTTGAACAAAAGAGATCAAGTAATAAAGGTTATAGAAAAAGATAAAATGTCAGGCAAAGGATCAAAAAGACGACCACAGTTTATATCAGCTGAAAAGTTTGCTGATGCTTGGGATCGTATTTTTGTTAGAAAGACAACTCCACCTCATGCATCTACTCAGGTGCATTCGGATAAAACTAAGTATAAAAGAACTAAACTGAAGCTTCAGCTAGACGAGCAGTAGAATCGTTATTTCTTGTTTGAGGCGTACCCATTGAATTGTAACTTGATGAAGAACTGTTATCTACAGTAACCACTTGTTGACTATTGTTGTTTATGTAAACTGTTTGTTCTACATCACCTCTAGCGTCAGCAATCTCTTCACTAGACATTCTTGGATCTGATTGAATTCTTGCAACAAGATCATTTATCATTTGTTGTGAATCTTCGGCACCAGTAATTGCTTCAGCGGCATCTGTAGCGATCTCATCACCACCCCAACCACCAAGAAGTGAACCTGCAATACCACCAAGAACACCACCAATAATTGTACCAACGACAGGAACAACTGAACCTACGGTTGCACCAAAAGCCGCACCAGCGGCACCACCTGCTAATGATCCACCTGCACGACCTACGGAACCTGCCAAGTTAGCTGAATATGCTTCTTGTGCTTCATTGAATTCTTCTTCTGTAATAACACCTGCTTCATAGGCTTGTCGTATTTGAGCCATAGCAGCATTTTGTTCATTTGCATCCAGACCACCCTCAACTACAGAACCAATGAGAGGTAATCTTCTTACAGTAGTTCTTGCAAGACTTTTAGCACCTTGAAAGAATCTACCAAATCTACTGGTTTGTTCAACGCCTTCTCCTGCAACTTCACTAGCAACACGAATACCAGTTCTTTCTGCACCTTCTTCTACAACTTCACCAGCAGCTCTTTGTCCTGCCCTTTCAGCACTCTCCTCTGCAACTTCTTGACCTGCTCTTTCAGCAGTTTCACGAGCAATATCATCAGCAGATTTTCCGAAATCTGGTATCAGTTTTCTTATTAAATTTGTCAGACCTTTACCCATGTCATCAAATATACCTGTTAGTTTTACCCAAGCAGTAGAGATACCCTTAATCATATCATCTATAAGGGTAGATATTCTGGTAACTCCTTCAGCAACTCCTCTGGATATAGCTGCAGGAAAATCTACAATTGCTTGACCAATTTGATCTTTGTAATTGTTGAATAAATATATTATACCAGTAATTGCAAGACCAATTGCTAAAAGGGGTAAAAGTATTTGAGTGCCCATGAAAGCTATAGCTTTAAAAAGTTGACCAGTCAGTTTCTTGGTAGCACCTAGGAAATTAAGTCTTTCTGATTGTTCCTCTTCTTTTTGTTCTTTTTCTTCTTTCCAAAATCCTTGTTCAACACCTAGTTTTGATTGAGTCCATTTTGTAAAAGTTTTTGTTCCTTCAAACAACCCTTTTCCAGCTGCACTGATACCACCAAATATGCCTTTAACTGCTTCCCATTTCTTTTTACCTTGGTCTAAGATTTTTCCAATATCAACAATACCGCCTGTCAGTTCTTTTATACCATCAGTGAAACCGTCAAAACCTTTTCCATCGGCCGTTTTCTTTAGATTATTCTCTAGTTTAACAACTTGTTTGTTGTATTCTTCTTCAGACTTTAAGACATTTTGTTTAACTGCCTGTTCCTGATCATAAAGTGATTTAGTTGCATTTATCTTTCTAGTTTCTAAACGAGATTCAATATCTATAAGTTTTTGCTGAGCAGCGATTTTATCTTTCTTAGTGGAATTTTCACTTTCTATAATTGCCTGTTGCTTTTGTATTTGTGTGTTGTATCCTATTATAGTTTTATCTAAAGCAATTATTCTTTCTTTATCTGAAGCAAGTTTAACTTGTTCATCTAACGCCTTTTGATAATTTGCAATTGATTTTTGAACGGCAGGATCATCACCAAATTTGTTTAGTGTTCTTTTAATAAAGAAGTTTGCTTTGTTGGATGCTTGAACAGCATTAGATACCGACTCAGTTAAACCTTCTGAAACTCTATCAATATTTTTGAACTTATTAATAAAGTTCTGTATTGACTTTTCATTTAAATCTGCCATTTATTTTTCTCTTATTATTTGCCGAATGCTTTTCCAGCTTCTGCAATACCAAATGAACCTAATGTTACTACTACAAATGAAGTGTAGATAGTGTCAGAGATTACTAAATCTTGTCCCATGTAACCTGTGACTAGATCAGCGATACCAAATACCACCATCATAAAGAATGATATAAAACCAATGATTGATTTCTCATTGAGATGATTATCATCCATAAACAAAGAACCAAATGTAAACTTCTCTTTAGGTTTAGCTTCTAGAGCTGCAACCTTAAGGTCTTTGGTTAGTTTTTCCATTTCTTTGATCTTGTCATTTGCATCGTCTAACTTTAACATTAGATCGGTGTATTTCTCAAGATCGATGTTTACTTCATTTCTATTATCAACTGTTTCACTCATGCTGTGTCCTCCTAGAGTGTTACTTTCTATTTTTCTGTTTCTCCTTCTCTTCTTCTAAGTGTCTGAGTAGGAGATTAATATAAATCTCTCTTTCCCATGGCATCATTTCCTCTAATTCAGTTAATGAATACTTGTGGTGTTGCATTAACTGAAAGTTTGTGTCATAAAAGTTAAACAAACTTTCATGAGAAAGAGCTATTAAAAAAAACTTTGTAGTCCCTTTAATAGACTTGTTTGTTCCTTACTACAAACATTACAAGTAAATGATACTTCATGTTGTAGTGAAGGTAGATTGTCAATAAACTTAGTGATATTCTCTAACTGGTTGATAGTAAAACTATCTACAAATTCTGTTTTCTCTTCGTCAGAAAAATCATTAAACTCATAAACATTCTCTTCATCAAAAACTGTGGTAATGCAGAACTTAATGATTGCAGGTATCTGTTCACTCATTGGTAAACTCTCAACCTTTGACATCATTCTGGCATTTGGATATTTCAAATCTAATCCAGTAGTTTCGTTTAACATGACCCTAGTATCAACTTCAGGCATGTGAACAGAAACTTGATCTAAATCTACTGAAACATCTCCTGTACCGTTACAATTTTTATCAATACAACGAAGTTTAATTTTTGATGATTCACCAACAGACTTTGATCTAACTTTTAGAAAAAGTAGTTCTACATCATGCAGTGGTAGATCATCTATGTTTAACTTACCAAATGTAACATTTGATAAGAGATGACCTATTGCATCAAAAATTTCTTCATTATTTTCACTTTCTCTTGCAATTAACAAATACTTTTGTTCTTTTACAAGAAATGGTCTAAATTTTACTTCACGACCATCACTTAATTCGCACCTAAAAGTTGGTGCTGTTTGAATTGGCAATGCCAT